GTTTAATAGACTCGTATCTGTCTATTCTTTTATCCAGATTGATGTAGTACATGTGATCAAAATAATTATTAATATTTATATAGTTATTATTATAATCAAATAAATTATTCCACTGGTTCATACGAATAGTTTATTCCACTCATCAATCTTTTTAATTTTTTGAGTGTCAAAATTATTGGCATTGATACAACTGTTGGCCTGTTGTGTTTTTGATCCAAAATCTATTCTAACATTTGCAATTTTTTTAGCACTACACAGTTTATTAAAACTGTCACCGTTATCAGATATACTACTATCTATTTGCTTATTGAGGGGGAAGATAGTGTTTAATATTTTTTTTGCCCCTTGCGGCGATACTATGTACGCATACATACCGGTGATTAATCCAGATGGCTTTGCTAAAAATTCTGATAAATTTTCTTTATGAAAACCTGGAATCTCATTATAGCCCAAATATAAGATATCATAATCTCTATCTTTAACTATATCAAAAAGTTGTTGCCAAGTTTTTGTAATCCCAAGGTTTTCTTCATGAAGAATTATCTCATTATACCCATAAGATTTTACAAACTCTGATAAAGATTCATTATCTCTACCTAAAGGATAATCATCTATGAAAAGTTTATGTACTTCTACTCCTGAATAATCAAACTTTTTTTGTGCTTCAAATGTTTTTTTTAAAAACTCTACTCTATTTGTAGAAAAAACTACATGACATACTTTCATATATTTCATCAATCTATATTATGTATATCTAAATTTACACTACTACAGGGACCCCTTCTCCTTGAGGAAGTTGAGGTGCCTGAGAGGGTCCAGAGGCCCTGCATGGACAGGGCGGCTTGGTTGAGGATTTCTTGTACTTTTAGGGCATTCTGTTTGGCGGTGTTGATGGCGTGGAGGGACTGTGTGATGGAGAGGGAGGCGAGGTGGATGGCGGTTTTTGTGTTGAGGAGGTCTTGTGGGGTGATGGGGGTGCTGTCTGGGGCGTAGACGCGGAGGAGGGCCTTGAGTTGTTTGGGTGAGAGTTCTGACCAGTGGGGGTAGTGGGGATCAGGGGGTATGTTCTTGGTCCGTTTCACGGCTCTTTTTCCTCTTCACTTTGTCTACACTAGTTCTTCCGGTGTATATACTACCGGCGTGTTTGACCTTGTTCCAGCCTGCGATGTAGTTCGGGTGTTTGTCGCGGAGGAGGGTCCTGTCTTCGGGGTCTGGGGTTGTGCGGGGGCGCATTCAGTGGACCTCGGCGTCATCGGGGAGGCCCAAGATTTTTTCTACATACTCTTCCTCGTTGCGCTCCTCGGTCCAGCGCCAGAGGGCGCAGAGGGCGGAGAGGGTTTCCGGTAGGCTGACGTTGTTGGCTTGGGCGCTGTCCACGACGGCGGAGAGGAGCATGAGGGCGCGGTAGCGGCGGTCCATGGTGCGCAGGCAGGCTTTGAGGATGTCGTATTGTTGGTCGAGCAAGGTGAGGATGGCGGGGTCGCTCATGTCGATGTTGTCAGTCATGGGAGGTCTCCTGTTGAGGGGGTAGTGTTTCGGCGAGAGTGTCGATTTCACGCCAGAAGTTTGTGGTGTTTTCTGACGGGCGCGAGCCCATGGGCGGGAGTTCTTGCAGGCGGGCCATGAAGGTGGCCCATTCTGTTTCAGTCATGTGTGTAGCCTCATTACTTACCGGAGGACTTCGACTTCTGCTTCTGTTTCGACCCATACCCGGGCCCCACAGGGCAGCGGGTTGTTGGGGCTGTACACCACGCGCGACGAGCCTTGGATGTGGACCTCGTTGCACTTGATGTTGGTTTTGTAGGTTTTGACTGTCAGCACGGGGAGGTCGCTGCCGTTTTTCTTGTTCGCGCGTACATTGTGCTGGTTGACATGTATTTTAGTGAGCACGGCTGGTCTCCTTGTAGCTACGTTCACGGCCGATGGCCTTGGTCCACGCGCCGTCTTTCGGCCAGCAGGTAGTGCATAGCCACCCGGCACGGACGGTGCGGTCGTCCTCGTGAGCGAGGACTTCATCGGTTGGTTTGCCACACAGGGGGCAGTTGTGGGGAAGGGTTGTCTCGCGCATTGTTAAAATCCGTACAGAGAGTCTATATAGCGGGGCAGGTAGTAGCAGAGCGCCAAGACTACCAGCAGCATACCTGCCGCGCCGAGTTTTTCTTCAGTGGTCATCTTTGTTTTCCTCACGCGGCTCGGTGAATGATGCCAAGTTTGCCTTCGCTGTATTCTGTCGCTACAGGCAGTCCTTCAAGCGTACGCCATGCTACATATAAGTCAGCGAGGAACCGTTTCACCGCGTAACGCACGGCCATGTTGTGTCGGTGGCCTTTCGTCTTGTCAGCGTGCGCGGGCATGTTCTCCAGCCGGTGCTTGTAGTCGTCGTATATCTTGCGGTACTGGCACTTGGTAGGACTTTGCTTGATGAACGACGAACCCAGCACACCGACCAGCTTGGTCTTCAGAAACGGATTGAAGGTGATGCCCATCTTGGTAGCGGTCTCGCCGTCCTTGTTGATGTACTCGGATTCTTCCAGATGCTCCTTCTTGCGTGAGCGCCCCTTGCCGTCCCCTGCTACGTCCAGTCCTGCGTACTTCCACAGGCTTGACGGGTACTGCGCTGCGTGGATGTTAATCTCGGACACGATGACTCCGGCCATGGCAGGACCGACACCGTAGATGCCTTCAAGAAACTCGTTGTAGATCGGGAAGTCTTTTAATACGTTCTTGAGGCGGCTGAACTGTTTGTCTTCCTGCTGCTCTAGGCTGAGGTACTGGTCCACGAGGACAAGTTCGGTGTAGCTGCTGATCACTTCGTCGCCTTTGAAGCTGGCCTGTCTCGGCAGTGTGGTGACGCCATCGGTGATCTTCCTGTAGGACGCACGTAGTGAAGCAAGGATTGTCTTCTCGGCTTCCTCCAGTTCTTCTTCGCTCATGCCGGGCTTCTGGCCCAGCTTCGCTTTGAAGTTCGCAACGATTCGGTTGCCCATCATGACGCGCAACTTTTGGATGTCGTATGCACCGCGTACCATTATTTTAATGTCACTCATATTACTTTCTCTCGTTTAGGTTAATTGACTCGTTTCTGTATTTTGGGTTTCTTCCCAACTCTGACTCGTTCCCTGCTTGTGGGTTTCTTAGCAGACTTGACTCGTTTGGAATCGTTGGGTTTCTCTGGCTCCATGACTCGTTTTGAATCGTTGGGTTTCTAAGGCACTCTGACTCGTTTCGAAACTAAGGTTTTCTCCGTTCGGTTGACTCGTTTTGTAATGCTGGGTTTCTCAAACTACATGACTCGTTTCTTTTCTCTGGGTTTCTATTCCTCACTGACTCGCTAGCGGAAGCTGGGTTTCTTGTTTTCAATGACCCGCTTCAGATATCAGGGTTTCTTCAGCACGGCGGCTCTATCTTTATTCGGGTTGATGACGAAGGCGTGCTTGTTGCCTGACTGGTAATGCTTGGCGTAAAAGCTTTCTCCGTGCGCACACTGCGTGATCTTGCCGCCCTTCTTCAGAAAGGCTTTGATGTGTTTGTCGGTGTCTTTGGTCCATTCCGGTTTCTCCCGAACGAAAGAGTCGGGAAGGATGAATCGTGTGTCGTCGCGGTTCATTTGGCTTAGCCTTTTTTGATTGCTTCTGACAGCTTAGTAAGCTGGCCCGACTTCTCCATCTCGGCAAGAGTAGACATTGCTACCGCTGCACGTTCCAGCAAATCAACCATGCGCTCAAGGCGGTCAAAGTTTGCGGCCTTCTCAACCTTAGCTAATCCGGCGGCCATAGTGTCCGCTGCGGTGCGCACAGATGAACTGGCTTTCTTAGCACTCTCTGCAAAATTCTCATGTGTCTTTGTAAAAGTATCCAACGCAATGGAGAACCGTTTGGTTGCATCTTGGGTGAGGTCAATCGCTGTTTGTATGTCGTTGTTCATAGGCTTCGTAATATCCTTAAAGTAGGTTTGAATAAAAATCTTCTTTACGATTACCGCTTCAATTGACGCCCTAGAGTACTTCGGCCCTTCCTTGTCGTACTTTATTGGGTTAACGCCGAGGATGCTGAGTTCTCGTTGAATTTCCATGTCACTTGCTCCGCTTCTTGCCGGGCGGTCTGCCGCGTCTCGGCTTCGGCGGCTCTGGCACAGTGATAACCACTGGCTCGTCCCTCACGCCGTATACAAGTTCTAGTATAAGTTCGCAGTAGAGGATTGCTTTTTCCACGTCAGCCTTGCCGTTCTCCGCACGGTGGCGTGTGATGTACTTGATTACGTTGCCTTTAAGGTACGACAGAGTGAAGCCGTCTTTGTAGCGGGCTCCACCTATTTGTTTATTTGTTGCGTTCATTTGTTTTTCTCACCTCGTTCTCTGATTGCTTGAGCTTCCATATCACGCACTGCGTCCATAAGCTCGTTAGCACCGCTTTTTCGCGATTCAATCGACTTCGCACACGCCTCACGCTCATGCTTGGCGACAAGGGCGGCGAACTGTTCAATCGCTTCCCCGATTAATGCGTCCGGGGAGTTTGGATCGTTAAACAACTTG